CCAGGGGGACCCACATAGGATTCGATTGGCTCGGCGAAGTAGCGGTCCGCGTAGTCGAGCAGTTCCCGGTGTCGGAGGACGAAAGACTTTGGGTCCAATCGCTGAACAAGCATGAGAAACTCGACCCTACTTTCCGCGCCGACGATTTGGCTCCAGATATTCTCAACCGGAGGAAGTCCACCTGAGCCCGGCCTTGGAAGCCCCCCAGCAACAACGTTTCCATCTTTGACTGCATAGTCCCAACCGAACTCTGCACGACCTCGAGATGGGACAATGTTTGGGTGGCGGCCATCGACATCAAATGCGTCTTGTCGTCGTGATCGAAATTTTCGTCCGAAATCGCAGAAAACATGGAGGTGAGTACCCGTAACAGCGTGATCCTCTCTTCCAATGATGCACTCAGCTCCAAGAGATGAGATATGGTCGAGAACGGACCACTCAGATAGGTCGCCAGACTGTGCATACGTGAGGAGGACATAGCGAGAATTGAACGAGAAAGACATGTGTCCCAAGAGGGTCCTGGGCAAACTAATACTATAGCCCAGGACACAGGACACACCCCTCCTATAAATACCTGTGCTCCTCCTCACTTGATTTCAAATCATGTCCCCGCCCCTATCCCAGAATGGCTTATTCCCGATCCCGCCGCAAAACTCGCCGGAGTTATCGAAAGTCCGGTTCCAAACGCCGGTCTTCCGCACGGCCCTCACGCTACACCGCGAAAACGCGACGCTACACCCGCAAACCGCGCATGTCGAAGCGCAAGCTGGTGGACATGACGTCCGTCAAGAAGCGGGATACAATGATTGTTGCCTCTGCTGGAGGCATCAACCCCGACCCGAAAACAATCACGGTGACAGGAAGAATAGCCCAGCTCGGCTATGGGACTGTGGATGCCTCCGGGATACACGTTATCCTGTTCAACCCAACCCACAGGTGGCTGGTCCCCAACAACGCCGCGTACCAAGCGTACCGGACAAGCACTCGCCCCTATTTGAAGGGCTTACTCGAACGAGTTGAGCTCAATCCGACCGATGGTTCCACGTGGTGGTGGAGACGAATCATATTCGCTATCAAGGGCCGCGTAGGCAACACACTTACGACCGAAGCCAATATTGGGGCGCAAGCCACAAGTGGGGCTACCTCGTATCGCCAATTTCGCGATCTCTCCGGTGAAGCCTCCGGCAATTATTACGACACCAACGTCAACATGCAAGCCACCCTATTCGAGGGCGTCGTTGGCACCGATTGGCTTAGCCCGATGAGCGCGAAGATCGACCAGTCACGCGTTACACTTATTAAAGACAAGTCCCGAATGTTGAGTTCAGGCAACGACTGGGGTAAGCCGAAGATCTACAGAGACTATACCCCAATCAACAAGACACTTGTCTATGACGACGAAGAGAATGGTCTGTCCATGAACCCAAGTCCGTTGTCAACATCATCAAAGGCTGGAATTGGAAATATTTACGTAGTGGATTTCTTTCAGTGCCCTCGTCCAGCCAGTGGCGGTACACCGGGTAGCGGTATTACCGTCAACCCCCAGTCTACCCTGTACTGGCACGAAAAATAGGCTCCTTGAGCTCCACAAAAATACAGTTTGCTTCAAGCCACCTGATGTCATTATCAATCTCGTTCACCTTCCCCTGTGCCGTGCGTTCCGTGACGTCAGACATCAGCTGTGCCCTTGGATCGTGATTACTCAACCATATACAGGGCTTACCCCACGTGACCTGTACAGGATCGCGATACAGTTTCTTAACAGACACAACCGACTGTGCGCCAAGCCATTCCTTAAAACTCGGGAACATCCCGATCCCGCCTCGCATGTCATCGAAGACTGCGTATTCCGCATCAGGCATATCTCGAAGGAGCGTAGCGCCTGACATAATTCCGACGATGTATACGTGGGGTCCGAGAGATCGAGCCCATAGTGTCTTTCCAAGTCGTGAGTCACCATAGAGTACAAGACTCCGCTTTCTGCCTGCTTAGTCAGCACTTACTAAGCAAAGTATATCATCTTAAACCCCAACTTGAGATGTGAAAAAGAAAGCGACCTCGAGAGCACGGGGCGGGGACCCCCGAGGGGAGCCCTAGCGACCCGAACATGACCTGCGGAGCAGGTTGGGGGTGCCCCGTGCGCGACGGTCAAGATAACACTTACCCTCTACTGGATCATCTCCAAGAGACTGTTCTCTCCATCCAACCAGCTCAGGTACCATTCCAAGCTCAAAGCTGATCCCAGGGGGACCCACATAGGATTCGATTGGCTCGGCGAAGTAGCGGTCCGCGTAGTCGAGCAGTTCCCGGTGTCGGAGGACGAAAGACTTTGGGTCCAATCGCTGAACAAGCATGAGAAACT